CGGTCGCGACGATCGGCGACTTCGTGTGGGACGGCGCCGCGTGGCGCCAGACCAGCGCCATCACCGGAACCGGATCGAGCCTCGCGTAAGCAACCCGCCGGCCTGAGGGCCGGCTTCGATTCATCCAGCAAGAAACACCCCAGGAGCACCGCACATGAGCGAGCACGGCGAGACCATCAACACCGAATTCTCGATGAAGATCGGGAAGCGCGACGTCGAGGCGCATCTCGCGAAGAGGCGGATCCGCAAGGCGATCGAGAGCGGCAACGCTCCCCTGCCCGAGGACGTTCGCAAAGCGTCCCAGGGCCAGCCGATCAACCCGGGCGACGTCTACATCGCGCCCGAGATCACCGACGCGTCCGTCGGCTGGATGATGAACCAGAACACGATCTCGAACGCGATGGCGCCGAGCGTCAAAGTCGCCAAGCAGAAGGGTAGCTACCCGGTGTTCGGGAAGAGCTTCTTCTTCCGTGACGAGATGGAAGAGCGCGGCGACGCGCAAGCCGCGGCCGAGGGAACGATGGGACTCACGTTCCAGAACTACGCCGCGCCGGTCTACGCGTGGCGTCTGCCGCTCGGTGCGCAGGCTCGCGCGAACGCCACCCCGCTCGATCTCGACATGGCGGCGGCGAAGCTCTGCGGCAACAAGGTGCTGCTGAAGCGCGACCTTCTGTGGTTCAACAAGTTCTACAAGACCGGCGTGTGGTCGACGCAGGCGACGTTCACGGCGGGCGGCACGGACGGCATCGACCGCTCGTTCGCGGTCTCGACCGCGCTGCCGATCAAGCAGATCAAGCGACAACTCGATGCGCAGGCGGCGCTCACGGGCGGCCTCTACCGCGCGAACAAAGGCGTGTGGTCGCGTGACGTGTGGACCGGATTCTGCGAGCACCCGAACGTCATCAGCCGTATCAACGCCGGCCAGACTCCGGGCGGCCCCGCCGAGGCAACTCTCGACATGGTCGCGGGCTGGCTCGGTCTCAAGAAGCTCATGATCGCGGACGCGATTCAGACCACGTCGGCGCGTGGCGTCTCCGAGGCGAACGCGACCTACGCACGCGTCGCTACGGCGGGCTGCATGTGGTTCGGCTACGTGCCGGACGCGCCTGCGCAGTTCGAGCCGTCGGCGATGTACTCGTTCGACTGGACTCCGCCCGACTCGCTGGTCGGCGGCTACGGTACGGCGATCGCGTCGTACTACCTGCAGGAGCGCAAGGCGAACATGTACGAGGTCGAGATGTCGACCGATCCCGAAGTCGTCTCTGCCGACTGCGGCGTGTTCATCAACGGTGCGATGTCGTAATCCGATGGGTGACTTCCCGCCCCGTGTGTTCGACTTCGGCAAGCCGGCTGTATGTCAGCAGCCATTTCGGTATGGCGACAAGAACTACAGCCAAGGCGAGCCGTTTCCGTACGAGCAGTTCGGTCTCACCAAGTTTCAGATGCACGGCTTCTGGCTTGCGTCTCTCGTCGACTTCCAGACCGCACCGGCATTGCCGACCAAGAAACCGGACAAGCGCGCCGCACGGTAACCCGTGGGCGCCCAATCCCAAGCGATCGTCGCGTCACTAACCGCGAAGATCGAGCTCGCCGCGAAGGCGCTCGTCCTCGAGATCCTCGCCAACCTCATCGCGGCAACGCCCGTAGACACGGGGTGGGCGCGCGCGAATTGGATCCCCAGCATCGGCAGCCCCGCGACGTCCGCCGTCGGCACGCCGCAGAGCGTGAGCACCAGCGAGCAAACGGCGGGGCAAGCCGCGGTGCTGCAGTTCGTACTCGATCAGGCTGTGATGTACGTGAGCAACCACGTGCCCTACATCACCGTGCTCAACTACGGGCACAGCAAGCAAGCCCCTGCGCTGTTCGTGGAGTTCTGCATCGACCAGGCGCTGCACACCGTGCAGCAACGGTTCGGCGTGGACACTGGCGCGCTGAGAGCCGCGAACGCGAGCCGCGCGCTCGGGTAATCGACCCCGCAGCGGTCGGCGCGCGACGGTGAGACGTGACCGAGGCCCAAGCCGTCGAGGCGATCTACGCGGCATGGTCCGCGAGTTGGACATCGCTCCACGCCGGCATGGAAGTCGTGTTCGGCAACGAGGCGCAGAGCGCGGCCGATACCTGGATTCGCGTCACCGTGGCCCCGTCCACGCGCGCGCAGGGCTCGATGGGCCCGCCCGGATCGCGTCGGTTCGAGAATCGCGGGCGGATCGCGGTTCAGGTGTTTGTCCCGGTCGACGGCGGCGATGCGCCGTTACGCGGGCTCTGCGATGACGCGCGCACCGCGCTCGAGACTGCCGCGTTGCCGCAGCGAGACGGCAGCGGCAACCCGATCGCCGGCGGTGAAACCGTCGTGACGTTCGGCGCCGTCACCGCGAACATCTCGACGGATGGGCGTTGGTACTTCGCGACATTGCTTGTCCCATTTCTGTTCTGGTCTCAGCGCTAATTCGACCCCGCTAGCGTCGCGGAATCACGCTGCGAAGCATGACGCAGCCCGTTCAGGCCGATGGCGTAGGACTCCTGGTCACCCGCGAATCGACGCCGGGCACACAGCCAACGACCGGCTGGGGGCGCGTGCAGGTGAACCCGGGCGGTCTCCAGAATGGGACGCGCTCCAACATCATCGTGGAGCGACACATCCTGTCGCCGAACCTCACGCCGGAGCGCGGCGAGGTGGTGGGTTACGACGTCGCGCCGAAGCTCGCGCTCGACGTCAACAAGGACATGCTCGACAACTTCCGCGAGCTGGCGTTCCGGCGCGCGACGATCCAGAACGGCGGCACCGGTACGTGCAAGTTTGCGGTCACCGCGGTTACGGCTGGCGCTCCGGCATCGTGGACCGTCGCAGCCGGCGGCGCGCTGCAGAGCGGCATCGTGGTCCGCGGCAAGAACTTCGCGAACGCGGCCAACAACGGTCTCCACGTCCTCACGAGCGGCTCGACGGCAACCAGCGTCAAGACGTCCGACACGCTGGTTACCGAAGCCTCGCCGCCGGCCAACGCCGTGCTCGAGGTCGTCGGCTTCCAGGGCGCGAGCGCCGACATCGCGATCGACGCGAACGGCAACATCACATCCACGGTCGCGGACTTCACGACCATGGGTCTGGTGCCCGAGCAGCAGATCGTGATCGGCGATCTGACCAGCGGCGCCGCGTTCGCGTTTGCCACCACGACCTACAACAGCGACGCGGTGATCAAGACGGTTGCCGCCCACCTCATCACGCTCAAGTTCCGCAACTGGACCGTGGGCAGCGCCGACACCGGCACTGGCAAGACGATCCGGCTTCTGTTCCACAGCGCGATCCAGAACGTTCCGCTCGATCCGACGGGCGCCAACGGCTACTTGCCGGCGCCTACCGCATCGTTCGAAGTCTCCGAGCTCGGCAGCGCGGGCGCCACGGACTACACGTATTGGAACGGCTGCGCGGTCAAGAAGTGGACGATCGACATCCCGGTCGAAGGCAAGATGACCGCGACGCTCGACATGATCGGCATGATCATGTCCAACCCGACGAGTAGCCGATCGAGCGGCCCGAGCACGGCGGTCGAGGCGACGTCACCTGCGATCTACACGACCGGCGCGAACATGACCGACATCCGTCTGCTCAAGCAGAGCGACGAGAGCCGGCTATCCGCCGAGATCAACTCGCTGAAGATCGACTACGACAACAACACCAAGCCGCGCAAGCAGCTCGGGACGGCGGGCGCCGCTGGCCTCATCTTCGGCGAGTACACCCCGGTCCTGTCGTTCAACGCCTACGTGCTGGACAATAACCTCACCAACGCAATCAACGGCAACACCGACGCGGTGGCGATCACGCTCAACAAGAACAGCGACGGCGGCGTGGGCTTCTACTTCCCGATGGTCAAGCCGCGCAAGGGCGACAAGACCTACGCGGCCGGCGACTCGGTGAAGATCGCCTGCGATGTCCCGGCGAACCGCGATCCGGGCACCGGCGTGCTTTGGACGATGACGCAGTTCGCGTATCTGCCGTAATCGACCCCGCGCGGCCGTCGGCACGATCCTCGTTCGGGTGAGCAATCCCTTCGACGACCTGCCCGACATGACTCCACGCGGCACGATTAAGCGCACGCTGCCGCACGCGTTCGTCCGCAGCGACAAGCCGCTCGAGCTCGAGCTGCGCCACGCGAACGTCAACTGGAACAAGGAGTACGACGCACGGCGCACCCAGCGCGCGGCGGACTGGAAGGCGGCGCGCGACAGCAAGAACGACGACGC